ACAGACTTGGGTGGTGGTGCCTCACTGAGGCTTAAAGACCGGCTTCCCTCTTCAGCACTGCTGCGAGTTCAGGGTCTTGGGCGGACAGCATCATCTGCTGCGTTAAGTTAATACTACCTTCCTTCCAAGGATTATTCATACCTGGAGCGACAGTAGAAGTTGGGTTGGGCTTGGCGCCCATGCCAGCGGCAGAACTTGGCTTGAAGTGATGTTCAAAGCCGGAGCCGGGATTTTTCAGGTTGTTTAGATATGCCTGAAGGTCTTGTTCCACGCCGCCGTTGAGGACGACGACGCTGCCGGTTTCGTTTTTGCGGAGGTTACCTTGGAGCAACATCAGCATTTGCTCGGCGTTGATTGCGCCAGCCTGACTGATGGCGGCCATGGCCGCTGTTCGCATCGTGGCGGCTTCGTTTGAGTTGCGAAGGTCCTCAAGTTGGCGGTTCAGATCGGCGATTTGCTGATCTTTTTCTTGCGCCGTTTTGTTGGCCTCTTCCCACAGATCTTTCCACTGGCCTTGGTCTTGGAGGACTTTTTTGCGTTGGTCGTCCTGCTTTTTGTAGACCTCGTCTAGCTTGGCCTTGATGCCTTGGAAACGTTCCTCGGCTTCAGCGGATTGGGCTTTCAAGGCTTGGATCTGGGACTCGTACTCAGCCTTGATGCCGGTGACATCAGGGGTGGGTTGAGCGGTGTCGGCTCCAGCCACGGGCTGGGGTGGAGTCGCCACAGGCGTCTCCTGGATGACTTGCTCTTCCATGCGTTAGAACTCGGGGATTTCAGGGGTTTCGGTGACAAACACAGGCTCGCTGGTGGCCTTTTTGCCAGCCTTGCGGGCGGGTTTTTCGGGGGCGGGTTCTGCTTTTGCAGCCCGCGCAGCTTCATCCATTTCGACCATTTCCCAGTGGAAACTGCCGTCTGGTTGCTGCACGTAATCCAGGCTTTTCACCAGCGGACTGTAGAAAGTGCGCTTCTAGTCTAGAACAAAAGAAGATTAGGTAATCGTTGCGCCAACGTCGTCGACACCTGCGGGAGAGAGATTTACCCATGCGCTTCCTGTGTAACCCTCGAAGCAGCCGGCGGTTGTGTTGAAACGGATCATGCCGGTGGCTGGAATGCCAGGGCGTTGGGCGGTGGTGCCAGTTGGAGCTTGGATGTATTGGTTGGTGGTGTAAAAGGTGCTGTTGAGGGAGACAACACCACTAGATACGGAGATTCCAGTGCCGGCCGTTACGGTGGCGTTACTGCCGGCGGGGCCTTGGGGGCCGGTATCTCCTGTAGGGCCTTGAATACCTTGAGGGCCTTGATCGCCTGTATCGCCTTTATCTCCTTTGTCGCCTTTAGGACCAGTAGCGCCGGTTGGACCTGTGGCGCCAGTTGGACCTTGATCACCTTGGGGACCGGGATCGCCTTGAGGACCTTGGGCGCCGGTTGCACCAGTGGGGCCGGCTGGACCTGTGGGACCGGTGGCGCCGGTTAAACCTTGAGGACCGGTATCGCCTTGAGGACCGATAGCACCAGCTGGACCGGTTTCGCCTTGGGGGCCGGCAGGACCGGTTAGGCCGATGGGACCCTGGTCGCCTTGTGGACCTTGTGGGCCTTGGGAACCGGTCGCTCCGGTGGGGCCGGCGGGGCCAGTTTCACCTTGAGGACCGATTGCTCCTGTTGATCCAGCTGGACCTGCAGGACCGGCGGGACCAATCGCGCCAGTGGGACCGGTAGGACCAGTGGGACCTGTTGGGCCGGCGAGGCCTGCAGGTCCTTGTGGACCGGCAGGACCGGCAGTTCCATCGCCGAGGTTGCCGCCGATTGTGAGTTGAGTCGTACGGATACGACCCTGCATGTCCTTGGTGCCGAGTGCAACGGGTTCGGCAGGCCAACCACTGCTGGATTTGGGGCCGTATAGCTGTTTGGTGCGGCGGTCGATGTACCAGTCGCCGCTGTTGCCTGTGTCGCCGGGGGGACCGTCGCCAGATAGCAACGTGGTGAGGTTTTTGAGTTTTTTGCTAAGTTTGACGAGTGCGGTGACTTGGGCCAGCGTCAGGTAATCCTGTTTGGTGGCCATTGCGTCAACCCATCATTGCTTGAATCAGTCTCTCTACCTGATCGGTAGAAAGTCCTTCGCGTTCTTCCTCTGTGGCTTCCTCTTCGGCGGATTCAGGGGCTTCGGAAAACTCGTCCTCGCCGTTAAGCATTGACATTCCAGACGAGAGGATTTCGCCTTGGCGGAGGATGTCGCGGAACTCTTCGCGGTCGATGACTTGTTGCGCGAACAAGGCCGTCAGAGCCGTAATGTCTTGGCCGATGAGGCGATCGATGTCGAAGTCGCGGCTGACGTAGACCTTGGGGGGTTCCAGTTGGAGGTAGGCGGCGGCGAGGTTGAAGGCGCCTTGGAGGGTTTGCTGGAGATCTAGGGAGACCATGGACAGCATGGAGTTGGTGTCGACGCGATCAAGGCGGCGGGCATCGGCAGATTCGGCGACAAATTTTTGCTGGCTCAGAGTGCTGATGCCGAGCGTCGCCATCTGCATCTGGAGTTCTTTGATTTCGGAGGATTGGGCCTCGAAAGCACTTGATGCAGGCTCCACGTAATAAGCCTTGTTGCCGGGCTGCATCGCCAACGCATAATTAACGCTGATAGCAAGGTCCTTGGTCTGGTCGTCCCAGCCTTCGAGGACGAGCATGGGTTGGCTGGCGACATGGAGGCTATGAATGAGGTCGGCTTGGCGCTGGAAGTGGGCCAGGTTTAGGTAGGCAATGTCCAGCAGAGGCGGTTTGCTTACCAGGGTGTCGACTTTGTTGGAATACAGGGTGACTAGGGGGATTTCGCCGAGGCTGTACGAGCCAGATTCGATCAGTTCGTAGTCGCCGCCGGTGGGGCCGGTGATGTTGAAGGAGTTGGGGTACGGCATTTGTCCGTACATGTCCTTGCGGCTTTCCTGCTGGCGGTAGATCTCGTAGCGGCCGGGCTCGATGACGCGGACTTGGTCGTACACCTTTTCGCCGAAGCGGCCGTCGGGGACGATGGCTTTTTCGGCAATGCGAATCTGGATCAGCTTGCCGTAGTTGACCTCGCGGTCCAAACGCCAACCGTAGACGTTTTGGGGTTCGACCTCGATCCAGTAGGGGCGGCGGTTAAGGGCGCGTTCCTCGGCGAGGCTGCGGGCTCCGGTTGGGGCGGGGAAATCGACCAGCGTGTGGCAGTGGCCGTAGGTCAGCGCGCAGATCAGGAGGCGGCGGGCGTACTCATCAAGGTCGGAGCCACAGCCGTCGACGTCCTTGGCGAAAATTTCGCTCCAGTAGGGGTCGCCTTCGAGGACGATCGGTTTGCGGAGGACCAGACCGGCGGCGGCACGCACCAGACGTTGGGTGAAGGGAGAGAAGACGGCGCGGTTGACGCGGGCCAGGTAGGCCGTGTAGTCCTCGCGGGGTTCTAGGGGGAGGAAGGTTTCGCTGTTTTCGCGCAGGTATTCGGTGCCGAGGGTGACGGCTTTCATGATTTCCCAGCCGCGCATCATGTCCAGCACGGCGCGGGTCCGCGAGAACGGTGAGTCAGTCGGACCCTCGAAGGTCGAGCTGACGAGATGGGTGCGGATTTGGCCTGGGACTGCGTAGGTCATTGGGTTACCATTTCACCTTGTCGGCCCAGTAGGCGGCAGACATCTTGCCTTTCTTTATGTTAGAGGCATGTCTGGCTTTGAAGGATGCGCGTCGTGCTCGCTCTGCTTCTGATTCTCCTTTTTGTGCTGGCGAGCCAGATACACCCTGCTGACCGAATCGAATAAGTTTCACTGTGTCGCCCTCTTTTGCGAGGACGGCGTGTGATTTTTCGGGGTGTTTTGGGGTGCGTTTGGGTTTGTTGTAGCCCGCAAATTTTTCGCCGCGATACTCAATCATCGTCTTCTTCCTCCTCGTCGACTTCGTCTACATCGACTAGAACTTCTACACCAGTGAAAAGATTACGCATGAAGCCGGCAAATAAATCGGCGTCACTAGGCGTTTTGAAGTCAAAAGTAACTTGGGTGCGACCAGTTTCGGCATCAACTTCGATGTAAGTTGGATAGCCCGAGAGGGTGTGGATTGCCATTACATTGTGCCCAGTTTTACAGAAACTGTAGCTGTTCCAGTGCTTACGAGGGTAAGCAGGTGGATGCGAATGTAGCGGTTGGGCTGATTTTGCACATAGTACATGTAAGTGCCGTCGGCAGTGATGCTGTTGACGCCAGGGTGTTTGGTTACGGTGGTTAGATGGCCGTAGTTGGTGCCGTCGAGGCTACCATCAAAATCAAAAGTAGCCTCCTTTCCACCGCCAGCGAGGCCAGAAACGGTTACTTGGATCGCCCAGTGCAATGCGACGGATTCATTTGCAGTGAAAAAACCGGCGGATGTGCGGGATCCGAGGTCGTAGATGGTTAGTTCGCCATCGTGGATGGTGCCGGTTCCAATGGCCATTGGGATTTAGCCTCGCGCTTTTTTATAGATGTCGCTGTCGGCTTTGCGGGCGCCGCCTTTGCCGGAGACATAGCTGTTGACGCGACCCATGGCCCAGGCAGCCATTGAGACGTTGCGCGAACCACTGGATAAGTAGGCGCCCTGGCCGCGACGATAAACTGCGGCGAGTTCGCCGTAGCTGAAGCGGGTGCCTTCAGCCTTTGCCTTAAGCGCCTTTTTTGTTGCTTCGCTTAACGGTTTTGCGCTTGCCACCTTGTTCAGTCCTCGATTTAGAAACAGCTTTGATATCAATAAACTCGCCGCGCTTGTAAGCCTCGGCGGTGCTTTTGATCTCACGAGCCTTGGCACTTCTGTTTTTTGCACCGCTAAGGTACTTTTTCGGCAATCCGGTTGCCTTGTCTTTGGGTACGCGGCGTTGCTTGTGGGACATTACTTCTTTTTGGCTCCCTTCTTGGTGGTTTTCTTGGTCATTCCGGGCTTGGACTTGCCGCCTTTGGGCATTTTCATGTCGCCGTAATGGCCGGGCATAGCTTTTGAGGGTAGCTACCACACACGATAATTCGTTGTGCCGAGTTTGGCGTAGTTGACGAGGTTGAATTGCTGGAGGCAGAGGTAGCCAAAGGCGTCGAAGGCGTGATCCACGCCGAGGTTTTTATTGGGGAGGCCAGTGTTGGGGGTGTAGGTCAGGGTGCGGAGGGATTTTATGAGTTCCTTGCAGCGGGGGTGGATGATGGTGCGGCGCGTTCCAGTGGCATCCAAGAGTGCGGTGTTGACGCAGGTGATTTTGTCGCGGATTTTCCAGGGGGATTTGGGGCTGGAGACTGTGAAGCCGCTGCGGCGGAGGATGTTGTGGTCGGTTAGTCCCACGCCAGAGGTTTTACGGGCGCCGCCGGTGGGGTCCGGGCAGGCGATGATGCGGCGATCCACGCCGAAACGGCGGGTGACTTCTTCGGCGAAGTCCCAGGTGGTGGCTCCACCCGTCATCATGATTTCGTCGAAAACGTAGAGGGTGTCGTCCTTTTTGACCGCGCAAATGCCGGACATTGGGTCGACGTTGAAGTCCACCCCCAAAAGGAGTGGAAGGATTGAAATATCGGTTGATTCGGGGCTGATGTTGGCGTCGCTGAAGGAGACGGCGACTAGGCCGCTTAGATTCTCGAAGCTGGCCTCAAACTCTTGGCGGAAGGTGCGGGCGTCGAGTTGGGCGCGGGCGGCTTCAATCTCCTCGGGCGGGACGTTGTCGCCTTCGATCGTCGTGAATTGCCAGCGGTTCCAGTCCGTGTCGCCGCTGTCGGCGTATTGCCAAAGTTCGTAGAACCAGCTGGCGGTGCCGTCGGGGGTGGAGATGAACAAGGCCCAGCCCTGTTTGTCGGCGAGGGCGGGGCGGATCACCTCGAACCAGACCTCGGCATCCATGAAGGCGGCTTCGTCCAGCACCACGCCAGCCAAACTGCGGCCGCGCAAGGCCATTGCGTTTTCGGTGCCCTTAAGTTCGATGGTGCTGCCGTTGACCAGCTCGATCTTCAGGTCAGTCTCGTTTTTGCTCTTGATCCACGCCCTCGGGACCAGCTTCTTCATTACCTTCCAGGCGATGTCCTTCGCCATCCGGTATGTAGGGGCCGCGTAGAAGAATGTTTCGCCCGGCCGCTCGATCGCCCCACGCAGCAATTCGATACACGACAAGTAACTCTTGCCGAATCGACGGCCCGCTACCAGCACCCTAAAGCGTTTGCGGCTGGAGAAAACTTCGCCTTGAGCCCATCGCAGCGTTAAGCCGGGCGTTCCAGTCATTCGGGGCTGCTATTTCAGACGGGTACCTTGCAGTGTAGTAGAGGAAATCGAACCCCTCCCCCTTGGGGCTGTGTAACAGTAGAAAGAATTGCGAATGTATCAGTAGGTTCCCTAAGCGGCTTGGTACCGCCACAGACTCCCGAACCCTCCCCCTGGCGTGGGGGAGAGGTGAGAACGATTATCATTCCCGCTCGGGCTCAGTCAGCTGGGAGCGTGGCGCCAAGGCCCAGGCCGCCTACCGCACAGGCGACGGCGAGCGGCAGGCTAGGCGTACAGGTAGCAGCGGCCAGGAGTAGCAGCGCGCCAGTCAATCGAAGGGCTGTCATCGGTCTGGGCGGGGCGGCATTGGGCCAGCCGTTCCCCCTTGCTCTGTATTCTTGCACACCTGGCAGCTAGGGCAAGGTTTGTTACACATTAGCATTTTTTATGGCTGCCTGCGGTCCTCGACCGTGATCTCTAGGCGCGGCGCTGCTGCTGATGCAGCTTCCGGTGAGACTTCACCGACCACCGCGCCAAGGTCGCGCATCAGCAGCTGAGCCGATCCGATCTGACCTTTGCGGATTGCCGCATCGATCGCGCGCATCCGCATGGCTTGCAATCGTGAAACTATGCTCTCGCGATCTTTGCTCCAATCCTGTTCGTTCCACCGCTTGACCTCATCCCAGTCGCGCCAGGCTGTAACTTCGCCGATACTTTCGCGATCAGCATGATCTAGAACCAGTTGACGCACAGGCAGGCCCGTCAACTGCCGCTTGTACAGCCGCTTCCGGCGCTCTTCAATCACCGCGTCAGGATTGCGCCTGCCATAGGGACGCTGCTGCTTTACAGTTTCCGGCTGATCTTCCGGTGCGTCGTTGATAGCTTCCGGCTGCTCGATCACTGCTAAGCTCTCCTGCTTTGGTTCAATCTTAGGCTGTTAGCTTGCGAGCGAGCGAAGCGAGCGCAGCAAAAAGCCCGACACAATGGCCGGGCCTGTGATCTGTAGCGGCGCTGGTCACACTGACCGGAACACCGCCCAGGTTTCGCCGCTGATGCGATGGAGCCGG